ATATTAATAGCTTGATGTAAAGCAAATTCTGTTTTTTTATTTCCTATAATTATCCAATCTTCACCATCAATTAAAAAACTATTTTTAAAAAGAACGTTTATTATATGATTATGAGAATCTTTAAAAAAATATATAATTAATACACAAAATAATGCCGTGTTTATCATCATTCTATTTATATTTATAAGCAAATAATGTTTATAATATTATAATTTATAATATTATATAATTTTACTCCTTTTACTTCTTTACACCTTTTACTCTTTTGCTCAACTTTTGCTCAACTTTTTAAAAAAGTTGATTTAAATATCTAACGAGACAGTATTACTTGCCGACTTTTTATTTCTTCTACCACTTTTTTTCGGCATATTTCCATCTGACTGTAAGTCTTTCAAATCACTAATACTAATTGTACTACTATCTTGTTGCGCTGACGATTCTTGAATATTAATCGTCTTTGTTTTTAGACCTGATAAAATATCAGTAATATCACTAGGCCCCTTCATTTCAGCGCGAGACTGTCTCTGAGTTCTTTCCTGAGTATTTCCAAAATTTTCGCGCATATTTATTCCATCATCCATGTAATTATTTCGCCCCATACTTAAATCGGGTCTACTTGTAGGGAACGGATTATTGCCTGGTTTGCTTGTAGGGAACGGATTATTGCCTGCTCTGCCTTGAGGAGGTGGAACAGCATTTTGTCCTTGTGTGGCCATAGGAGCGGGAGGCCCGCGCCCAGATGGTACTTGAGGTTCAGGGTTCATCATATTACTCATAAATCCTGAAAATCCAGGCGATTGTTGAGACATAGAATTAACTGCGGCATTCTGAAATGAACGCATTAGGTCAGGATTTTGACGCAAAATATCATCCATACCTGGCATAGCACTCTTAAACATAGTATTTGTCATATGAACCATCATAGCACTACCACCAAGTTGAAAAAGAAGCTTTAGTTCAGGAGCCATAGTAGCCTTTGACTTATACTTTTCGTGTAATTCTCCAAAAATATCGTCATAATCGGTAATATTTTCATTTAATTGTTCACTCCATCCATCAAGCTTAATGTCAAAAGGGTCAAAACGATTGTTTAGAAATTCCATTCCATTAATAACAGCCATTAGCATATTACCCTGAAATTTAACTGAGTTTTGTTTTGATTTTTCGTCCATAATGGTCTCATATTCACCCTGCATCTCAGCAAGAGGAGATTCCATATTATACTTTCTTGAAACTTCAACACCCTTTTTCTCTAAAGCTTCTAACTTTCTCAAAATCTTAAATTTCTCTCTTAATAATTCTTCCTTTGATAAATTTGACTGAGGTAAAACGTTTTTATCTGGATTCATAGGAATATTATTGAACTTTCCATAACCGTCCCACTGCTTGGCGTTGTCATCAGTCTGAGCAGTAGATTGACCGATTGAAGGCGATTCGCTAAACCTTACTGATGGTTTTTCATCAAAAGAACTATCTGTGTTAAATCCACCAAATAATTCAGATTTAGGTTTATAAGAACTACTTGTTTCATCAACAAGACCATTTAATTCATTTTCTAAATTATTCAAATCGTCTAAATCAATATCACTTTTTACTTTATGTCCACCTTCTTTTACTTTATCATTCATTAAAAGCTCAATTCCTCCGCCAAAATTAGTAGATTTCATACTAGAACCCGAATTTGAGTTTGAGTTGTATTTAAGTTCGTCGTCAAAATTTATTTCTGAAATTTCAATAAAATCGCTCATTGTTATTCATTAATTAGAACAATTATTTTTAAGTATTACGAATCGTTAAATATATAATAATATAATTCAACTTTTAAACATTTTTTATGCGCTATTGGGTAAAAAGGTTGATATAAACCACAGTCCTTGTAAAAAGCAATCGGCTAAATCGTCCTTCTTTTTATGCGTTTTAAAGAATTCTATTTTGTTTCCATAATTTTCTTGTGTCTCCATTATTTCTAAACTTTTATTAATCCCCAATTTTTTTCTATCACTATATTTCTCCTTATCTTCTTTACTAAATGCCTTTAATTTATTTGAAGCTGAAATGAATTCAATATTTTGCGCTGTCCCAGTCATTATAAAATACTGAGCAACCATACCCTGAATTGTCTTCATACGATTCGCAAGTGGACTAATCTGGTTTTCAATAATAACGTGTTCTATTACTAAATCGTCGCCAAATAACAAATTAAATTTTGTCTTAATATTTTTCCCAATTGTAATTAAATCAATTTTACTGGCATTTTTACTTGCGGCAACGTTTTCAAAACAATTTTTCTCTCTATAAGAATTAATTAAAGAGAGAAAGTCTATCTTCTTTAAAGGCTTTTCATATTTAATATTATATTTATCTGCTATTTCATTTAACTGTTGTAGTTTTTGTTTATTTAAAAAGACAGGTTTTAGGTCTGGCGTTACAAATTTATAGTCTTGTTTTTTAGCATGAGAGAGACAAAAATGGAAGCCATCTTTTGTGAATTTGGCCGGTCTTCCACAAATAACATTTGCTTGCTTTTTTGATTTTGATTTACTTTTAGATTTATCTTCTAAATTCTGGAAACAACATGTTTTACATTCAGTCTCTTCAGATAGATTTACAATATCCCATTTTAAAATATTAAATAAGTCAGACCCATCTGGTTTTTCAAAAAGACAACACGCTAAATTTTTAATACCAATATCAATACTTAAGACTTTCATATAATAATAGTAATTGAATTATTATTATATTGTTTTTATAATAAACTTTTAATAAATCAACTTTTAAAAAAAGTTGAGCAAAACCACCCAACTTTTTTTAAAAGTGGATTTTAAATTAGTTACAATTTTGCTCAACTTTTTTTAAAAGTGGATTTTAAATTAGTTACAATTTTGCTCAACTTTTTTTAAAAGTGGATTTTAAATTAGTTACAATTTTGCTCAACTTTTTTTAAAAGTGGATTTTAAATTAGTTACAATTTTGCTCCACTTTTCCTAAAAGTGGATTTAAAGGTTTACGCTTGGAGCTATCATTCTAGCATTCAATTGTTCTCTCGTTAAATAAGGCGACTTTAAATCGCTGCTACAATAACCATAACCAGGTTTACTATTATCAAATGCGGATTTGTATGAATACGGAACGTTTGATGATGGTGTTTTACCTGTCTGAACGTGAGGGTCTAACCCTAAATCGTAACAAGATTCCAAATTATTATATTTCATAATTTTTATACCATTTTGTTGCATGTATTGCCTATATCCCCAATTACTTTTAATATTTTCCTGTGTTTGAATTCTCTTATTAATTACAGCTTCTGGTTGCCAAGATGCGTAATTACGTCCATCCGACATAATCGGAGGAAAATCAAAATGAATATTATTAGATCCACTATAACATGTCGCCCATCCAGCCATATATATATATATTCACTTTTAAAAAAAATTATGCGAAGCGAAGAGCAAAAATATTATATTTTGATATTAGAACCAGTTTTTGTTTTTCTAAAAGTTGATTTAAATATTAGAAACAGTTTTTGTTTTTCTAAAAGTTGATTTAAATATTAGAAACAGTTTTTGTTTTTCTAAAAGTTGATTTAAATATTAGAACCAGTTTTGCTCAACTTTTTCTAAAAGTTGATTCCTAACAATTTAAGAATCTCTGGTTTCTTTAACTTTGATGAATCATCAATAAGACCCTTATCAACAGCAATACTCTTTAATTTATTCACAGGCATTTTTTTATAATCAATAATTGTTTCTTTTTTTTCTTCTAAATTATCAATTGAAATAGTTTTCAAATCAAAAGCAGATATTTTAATATCATTTGACGTGGATGCTACTGTCGCGTCAATAGAGACAACCGATTCACCATCATCAAAATCTTCAATATCTAATTCATTATTATCAAATTGTAATTCTTGTTCATCAATATCATCAGTAATTTCATTAATATTTAATCCATTAATATTTAACTTTAATACTTTAATATCAGACGGAGCACCAATTTCAATAATTTGTTTTTCATCATCAGAATCATCAGAATCATCTAATTCTTCTAATTCTTCTAAATCTTCTTCTTCTTCTAAATCTTCTTCATCTTCTTCTAAATCTTCTTCTTCTAAATCTTCCTCTAAATCTTCTTCATCATCTTCTTCATCATCTGATACTTCAATTAAATTAAAACTGTCGTTGCTAAATTCCATTTTTTTTATTTCGCTAAAATTATTTGAAAATAAACTATTATTTATATTAGCGCCGCCTGTACTATTAATAGAACCTCTTAAACTATTCATCTCTTCGGCTACAGATGAAACGATACTTAACATCGACGCTATTTTATGATTTTGTTCTCTCATTTTGCTTTCAAAATAAACAACTAATAATGCTGATACAAGCACCAATATTCCTAAAAACATTAAAAAAGATGGGTTAAATAAATCAACAAATGACATTTTATTAAAAAAAGAATATATAAATAAATTTATTAAATAACGAATTTGTTTATATTTTATACTATTTATGATATAAAGTTCCAAATAAATAGTC